ATCGCCGTCGTCGGTGATGGCGACAATTCGTTGAGCAGCCGTTGGGTCAAGTTCGGCTCGCGTGCCTCCATGAACCACGCCGCCGGTGTTGGAGGTGGCGGACATGCCATCACTGATGGCCGGGCTGGCAATGAGGACTGACAGCCGCAAATCAGCAGTAGCCAGCCGGTCGCGCAAACGAGCCTGAGCGGTTTGTGCATCGGTCAATTCCTTATGAAAGTGGGTATCGCTGTTCTGCAGGCGAAGCTCCAGCGCGCGCAGTCGAGCCTGTTCGGCAGTCTGCCAGTCGATGACGGCCCTGGACGCCAGCTCTCGTTCGCGCAGACCACTCATGGCCTGCTCAGACAATTGCCGCTCGTAGCGTGTGGCCTGCCATTCCCAGGCAAGCCACGCACCAAGGCCTGAGCCGACCACGACCGCCACCATCACGAAACGCAGATCCAGCACATTCATGCCAGCACCTCCAGAGCCCGTTGATAGAGCGCCTGTCGATCGGACAGACCATTGGTGCCACCGTTGATGCGCCGGGTGATCATCAGGAAGTCTCCCTTGTCAGCCAGCACGTTCAGGTTGGCGCGATCCCAGAACCAGGCCGCCGACATCGCGGCATGGTCGGGCCTTTCAAGCAGCTCGGGCTGGCGCAACAGATCCAGCCCCAACGCCTCCCCGCACGCCTCATAGTTGGCGCGTCCCGTCACCTGAATCAGCCCGCGACCGCGGTAAAGCTGGCCGTCGCCGTCTGCGTCGGGCGTGTTGCCCAGACGCAACGCCAACTGCCCGGTGTCGTACCTGGCCAGGTAACTGTCGTTACCCAGTTCACGCACGTACCGGAGCTGACCGGACTCATGCCCGACCTGCGCGATGAACGCCGCCACGCGCAGCCGTGTATCGATGCGGTAATGGTTCATGGCGATGTTCAGCGCAGAAACGAAAACGCCGGCTTTAAGGCCGGCGTTGGGGAGAATGCTCAGTAATTGTTGCTGATCAATAGGCATTGATCCTCCTGGAGAGTTTATGGAACCTGCCAAACCCGCACAGCCCGCCCCTCTTGTGGTTCAAGAGCAACGTGCAGTGCGGATAAAAAGACGCCCCGTCATTGCGGGGCGTCATTACTTGGGAAGCTCATCTGGACTCACGCCGACTACCGGAGGTGGCGCTTGCGTCAGCGGCACGTAAACGAACGGCGTTGCAGGCGCAACCGGCCACACGAAAGTCTCCGGAAAGCCAGGCACCGCATCGAGCTGGGCAAGCTGCACTCTGTAGCGCCAGTACGCCTCACGCTCGGCTTGCAGCGCAGACAGGGATTTCAGCTGTGCATCAATGGTCTTGAGCACCGTATCAAGCGCGTACTCCAGCTCATCGATTTTCGCAGTGGCCGCGGCCGCGTAACGGTCACGTTGAACTCTCCCGTCCACAGTGACAACCGGCGCAGTCGGTTCGAGCGGCTCAAGGACCGGGCCGAACCCGCCGAAGACTGCACGTTCGTACAACTGTCGGGCCTGAGGCCGCGGGTCGTTGAACGCAACGGTTATAGCTTCTTCACCACGCGTGTCTTTGGTTTGCTCAAAAACCACCAACAGTACGATAGCGTTATGGCCTTGATCGGCCCAGCGAGGACTGCGAATACTGGACATGATCCACGGCAGCTCATCCTCGCCAACACCTGTTGGCGGGGTGGGCACTTCAGGCGGCTTGACGTACACGAACGGCGAAGCAGGCGCAACGGGCCATACGAAAGACATCGGGAAGCCCGGAATATCTTCGAGTCGGGCGAGTTGTGCCCGGTACAGCAAATAGGCCTCAAGCTCGGCTTGCAGCGCAGGCAAGGAGTCGATCTGAGCCTGAGTGGCCGAACCCAACGCTACAGCGTCCCGCAAGATGGACAGCTCATTATTCAACACGTCGATTTTCCGAGTAGCGTCGGCAGAGTACCCGCCACGCTGAATCATGACGGCACTCAAGACCATCTGCTCGGTTGGCTCAAGGACCTCACCAAACTCACCGGCGACTGCGCGATTGAAAAGCGCAACGATTTCCGGATCTGGATCGGTGGCCGAGGCGGAGATAGCGTCCTCACGGGGCATATATCCGTTTAGCTCAACGAGCACCGAAAGGATCATGGATGTATGAGCCAGATCGGCCCAGCGAGGATGGCGACCGCTTATGACTGTGTACATAGGAATACCTATAATTTTCTAGTGAAGGAATGTGTGGTTCATACAAAATTACGCTTCCAAGCTTTAGTTTTTCCCCCTTGCCTTATTGAGCCTAAGTAATGCCTATACAATTTTTGATAGGATTTTTAATTGAGATTTTAATTTCATCCTGCTCGCAGCAGCCTGCAATCAGTTTTCTCCACCGAACAAAAACGCCGACTTAAATTTAATACCGAGCAATAGCTGAGGCAGCTATTACGCCAGGGCGAAAATTTAATAAACCCCTTGCAGGCTTCGTAAAAATAAATCGTGCAAAAAAAGGACTACTTCACGAACGTATCTGATGGCGCGGGGGGCCAGTCAATATGGAACGGATAGTCGGGACTTTGCTCAATCCGATTCACCTCTATGCTGTATCGCTTCCACTCAAGTAATCTGAATTTCTCAGGACCGGTGATATCTCCAAACTCTTCGGCATACTGCAAAGGAGCAATATGCTTGGCTGCGACTTGAAGACATTGGTCACGGACGATCAGCGCGGCAGAGGTGAAGGCAAGTCGCCTTGCATCCTCATCAACCACCCAGTTTCCCTCTTGCCAGATGTAATATTTTCCAGGCCACTGCTTAGCAGTAAGCGTCTCAGGTGGGGTACCCAACTTGGCCCACAGCTCTTCAGAGCCATCCTCAGTTCGAAACATGAGGCCGCGACAGTCCGCCAGTTGTTGCGGCTCATCATCAACCAATGCCCAGGAAAATCCTTTTTCAGGCTCGGCCAACAGGGTTGGCAAACTGACAGAGTTGCTGGGTGCCTGCTCACCGAGACCAGGGACAATCGGCAATTCGACTGGACCAATCAAAGCGTTAAAATCGTCTATCAAATAAATTGGCATATCGTCCTCAGATCAGTTTAATGCGCCCGGGGTAGGCAATATTGCGGCTACGGAAGCGAATCCAGTTATTCATTGCCTGTTCGTTCCTTACGGCGGTTCCAGTAACAGCGTTGTCTGTTGTCGCGGGGGGGTAAGCAGAACCACCAGCAGGAATTAATGCGCCTGATGGGAGGACACCGCCAACGCCGGAGGAAGCGAGCCGCCCATCGGCTTGAGCGTGAGCATTGCCCAGCACGAAAGTGCCGCTCTCAAGATCAGATCCTGTCCACTCTTGCGCAACCGTCCTAAGCCAGGTGCCGTCCTGCCAAGAGCCTGCAACGCGTGAGGCATCTACTCCGCGAGATTCATCAAGCACTCTCAAGAACTCCCCGCGTCCTTCGGGTCCACGAAAAGTCAAAGCACCGTCACCTGCGGTCCACCCACCTTCTTTGCCAGTGCGGCCGGCCTCCGTATAGAGCATCCCGGACTTCTGAGCGTGATCCCAGAGCCAAGGCCAGTCGGCACGGTTAAGCAGCGCTCCATTTAGCGCTCCATACCCGCCCGGACTGAACAAGGTTGTCGTTTCAAAAAAAGGGCGTCCCAATGGAGTACTGTCATAACGGCCTACAGGCCACCAGTTACCGACTCCGTCACTGCGCAGGTGCCACCAATCGCCTGCCCCCATCAAAACCAGAAAGGTGTAACCGGCGGCATTCAAGTGAGTATGAAACTTGATCCTGTCTTCGGCTGCTGCATTGATGACTAGCCGGTTGCCACTGTTGTCTACCCTGCGAACAATTACGTCCCTGGTGCCAAGCACCGAATTTGAAGAAGGCAACGTGAAAGCGCGACTTCCGCCTGAGGCATCAAGCAGAAGTAACTCCATCTGGTCTTTCGTAAAAGCTATGTTCTCGTTGAACGAAAGCACCTTGGCGACCGGCTGTGTCCCGCGGCTGATTTGGGCAATCGCTTTTGCGAGCTGATCCGCCCGGCCTTCATCCGGCTGCTCGCCACCAGCGGCCATGGCATTTAGAATCTCCTGCGTCACCGAGTTGCCCCACTGCGCGGGAATCAGCGAACCGGGTGTACCGGTTGCCGGGTTTTCATCGATAAATTTGCCGCTCACCAGGCCTACGCCTGGCACACTCTTGGGATAGTCCACGTGTTGTTCCTCAGTTGAAATTAACGAATTCGACGCCATGCGCCGGTGCTGCTCGACGGATCAGGCATTCGATGGCGGTGCCGGGGTTGACCCCGAACCGCTCTCCCCAGTAACTGGCGCCAAAGCGCCGACCCAGCCGCTGACGTCCGCCGGTGTTCAGGGTCCACATGAATTGCGCGTTCCAGGTGCCGAAGTGCGCCTGCCCGAAACGAGAACGCCCCATACGGGGCGCTCGAAGTTCAGTGACAGAGGCGTCGGGATAGCCCTGGCTTACGGCAATGCCGATGTAGAACGCTGCGTTCTGCCCTCCTACAGCCACCAGCCGCTGGCGTACCGACAGACGCCGGTCTTCGAACAGCGGTTTGAGCCCGAGGCACGGATCGGGCAGGTTCATGACCCGCTCCCAGTCCGGGACCAGCTCGCTGACGGTGGCCGGGTCCATCTCGTTGAGCAGATCGAAGGCGCGTCCGTCGATGCGAGCGAACTCGTGGGACAGACCGGCGATCAGTTGCTGAACCTCGGGCACACGCTCCGGATCCCATGCAGGACCGGATGGCAGCAGCGCCTGCAGTTGTTCGGCGTAGTGCTGGGCGGTTCTTATGACGACCATGAAATCCCCCCAAAGGTGAGCAACTGATTGGCCGCTGCCGTGACGTTGGCCGTCGGTGAAACCAGTACATGGTCGGTTTCCCCGGTTGCCCGACTGATGGCCTCGGCGATGTGCGTCAGCAACAGGGTTTCGCCCAGACCGGCTTCACGATTGTGCAGATCGGCCAGTTGCGCCTGCACCGCCGCGCGCACTGCCGAGGTGTCCGGCGTCAGGCTGATGGTGTACGTCACAGGCTTCTGAACCGGCGCCAGCACGTACAGCTCGGCCGTGACCGGGCGTAGCGGCTCGAGGTAGGCCGCCACTTCAGCCAATTGCTCGGCGTCCGGTGTCGGCCTCGAATCATCGTCGCGCATGAAAAACACCGCCACGGTGCCCGGCCCCATGTACCGCCGCACACACCAGGCCCGCGTCACGCCCGGCACATCCAGCGCCCAAGTAACGTAATCGTCCTGATTGCCGCCATGGGGAATGACGCGATACGAACGCACCACGCGAGCCCGTAGCGACTCGGTGCTTTCCCGGGCGATGCCGCCGACCAGCCCGTCTCCGATGACGGTAAAGCTGCCGTCGATGCCTTCAACCGGCTGAACGGCGGTCATGACCTGTCCGGCGTCGGCATTGCCCAGCGCGCCTGCGTCTACCGCTTCGACCGTGGTCGTGTTGGTGCCCGCCACGGTGGTGACGCCCTGAGTGACGCGATAAAAGCGCCCGTCGCTGAACTGCAGAACGGTGTCGACATCCAGCACCGCACCGGCAGCCGCCACGAAACGCACCTTGCCAGTGGCAGGCTGCGCGGGTTTGCGCGGCTGCCGCAGACGCAGAATGGCCTGGCGCTCGAGGGTTTCCTCATCGGCCGTATCCGGCAGAATCTGATCCGCGATCCAGTCCTGATAGCCGTACAGCCCGTAGGCCGCGCCGCTGTGTGCGCGCGACAGCACCCGAGCATCGGACTGGCGAAGCGCATCGCTGGCAAGGTCGACCTGAGTGCGGTTGACCAGCGCCGGTAACGTTGGTGTTTCAAACGGCATAGATCACCTGCCACTGTTCTGAAGGGTGGAAGCGCACGACCTGGCCGTCCGGGACGACCAGCTCGACGCCCAGGTTCAGGCGGTTGCTCTGGACCTGTTCGGTAAGAATGTTGATGCGCTTGACGTGACCGTCGTCGATCAGCCAGCTCAACGCTTCATGGGCATAAAACTGAGCGTCGCGTTCGGTCTGCGCGGTAAGCCTGACCCTGCGCAGCAGCCACAGTCTCGAGCCGATCCGGTCATTGGCCACGCTCGGGTAGGTGTCACCCCACCAGCCGAAACGCTCGGCATCGTCGAACTGATCGTCGGCCTCGGCGCGGCGCCAGGTGAACAGGCTGATGATCACCGAGCGCAGCAAGGCGGACTGCAAGGTGCCTTCAATAATCATCAGCCACCTCCAACGGGCGGCCCGCTCTGGTCTGGACCGGAGCGCACGCTGCCGTGCAAGTGCGTGATCTGGCTGATGCCGCCAGCGATCTGGTCGCCTTGGGAAACGATCTTCCCTGTCTGGGTGATCTGCGGCGTCTCGAAATTCACCGCCGTCGCGGCCTTGATGTTCAAGGTGTTGGTCTGGATCTCGATGACCTTGCCGCGCTTGAAGTGCACCTTGTCGCCTTCATCGGTGTAGATCGCGACTTCGCCCGACTCCAGTCCCTGAAGGCGATACCGGCGGTCCGCCACCACCAGCAGCAGACCGTGGGAGCGATCACCGCCGATGAAGGCGGCGATACCCTCAGCCCCCGCCAGCGGGTTGCTGGTAAAGCCATAGGGTTCGAAATGCTCCATGTCCCCCCTGACTTCTCCTGCGGTCAGACGCATTTGCAGCGCCTGCATTTTGCTGCTGGCTCTTGCAAGCACGACCGTGCCGCGCACCAGCATGCGATTGAATAGACTCATGCGAGCGTTCCTTCGTAATTGGGTTGCGCGTAGCTGTAGGCGTCCTGGTTGACCGGCACCTTGCTGCGCTTTTCAGGATCACCGGGCTCTGCTTCAAAACCCTCGATCGGCCCGACGACCAGCGTGGCGGTCGTACCCTCGCTGGAGAGCGAATAGGTAATGGCCGAAATCAGCATTTCCTGATTGAGGTCCAGGATCGGGTCGACGACATGGACCAGGGTGTTATGGCGCCACAACGCACCGTTGGACTGCCGCCAGCCTTGCACCTTGTACGTGGTCAGCCGGGTCTTGCCCTGGCGATGGCCGCGCTCCCATTTGGCCCGACTCAACGCCAGTTCCGGGGTGATCGGCGACTGCTCATGAATGACCAGCACGCGCGAAGGCGTGATGCTACCGTCAGTGACCGAAGCGGAGACCTCCGACGCGGCTTTGCCGAACGTCTTGTCATTGCCCGCCTGTTGGCCAATGACCTGGTACTCGGAGAAGAGTCCCGAATAATCCAGCGGCGCAACGGCCGACAGCACGTTGCCACCCAACGCCAGCGTGTCCACCGCATGGCCCGCACTTGCGGGCCTGGCGAGCACGACATTGCCGTATTCGTCATCCGTGGAAAATATCCGGAACACGGTCAGCAGCCGGTCAATGGACTTGAACACCGTCTCGCCGGGCTCGATGGTGTGCTTCGATTTTCGCGAAGTTTCCGGTATCTCGCTGAGCACCTTTACCTTGTAGGGCGCGGCCAGCTCTCTGACGATGGTCAGCATCGATACGTCGTTCCACTCGCCAGGCTTGTTGATCGCCGAACAGTCCACCAGATCGGCGGTCAGGGAGCGTCCGGATATCTTCAAAGTGATCTGCTTCTCGTCATAGCTGACGGGCGTGGCAAATACCCGGCCTGTCAGGATCAACTCGCCGCCGATACGGACCTCACATGCGGCACCTGCGCGCACGGGTCTGACCATGTCCGTCCCAGGCCATTGCCAGGTCAGGCTGACGTCGAAACTGCGTGTCTGACGCTCGATGCCCGCCGAGATTTCCACGGTTTTCCAACCGCCATAGTCATGCTTGCCAACCGTCAAGGTGACAACGTTAGGGTCGATCATGGGTTACTCCTGAGCGATCTTGAGCGTACCGGGCGGCACGAAGCCTGGGTGCGCGATACGGTTGCGCTGAACCACTTCGTGCGAGCGGCTTGCGTCCCCGAAGCGACGATAGGCCAGCACTAGCGCTGGCAACGGTTCGGCCACTTTCATGTCCAGCAGACGAACACCGGAAGCGGCCACCGCATTGAGATGACCGATCAGTGCATGTCGCAGCGTATTGAGCGCCAGGTAATGCTCCGGATCGGCCTTCAGCGCGGCTTCCCAAATGGCCGAACTGAGCGTGTCGCGCAGTTCGATCACGTCGTCGGCCACCGGCACATCGGCACGTTGCAGCGGTTGAACGCGTTGCTGATCCAGGGACGGCACGACAAGAATCGGTTTCGTATTGACCGCCACCGGCATGCTGGCCACGACCCTCGCCACCTTGACCAACAGCGCATCCTGTACCAGATCCGCAGTAGCCTGAGCCGTCACGCCGGTATCCAGACCACCTCCCTGATTGATCTGATTGATGCTGGAAACAGCCTGCGCCTGTTGCGTGGCGTCGGAGATGATCGAGCGATACGGTACGATTTCGACTCCCGAAGCACTGCGCACGCCCGAGACGCTCGATGCAACGCTGCCTGCCCTGCCAACGCTGGAGCCACCATCGCTACCGCCCGCGCCGCCACTGCCGCCCGATCCGCTCCCCGCACTGCCGCCGCCAGAACTGCCTGAACCGGATCCTGCACTGCTTCCAGCGGAAACGGCGCTGCCGCTTTCTCTTCTGACCCGGCGGCTGTCCCCGTCAAAACTGGCGAAGAACGTGGAAAACGTCGAGCTCAACGTATAAGGCGCATTGACCAGCGAGTGCACCAGTGCGGTGGCATCCGAATAGATCGCCATGAACGAGGAGAACTGCCGCTGAATCGTGGCAAACACCCCGGACAACGTACTGCGCAACGCTTTGATATTGATGCGTACGGCATCCACCGTCGCCATGACCGCCCGATAGCGCCTGAGCGCAGAATCCAGCAGTCCATCGGACGCCTGCATCAACTGACGGCGAGTATTGAGCGTGGACGTCGGAAACTTCAGCGGCAGATCCGGGTAGAAAATCAGGTCCAGACGCACCATCCCGCCTTCGGTCAGGTTATGCGTCAGGGTGCAGTTGCCGACCTGCACCTGCATACGACCCAGCCAGGGATGCACCAACTCGCCGGCTCCCTCCTGCTCCAGCGCCTGAAGCAGTCTGTCCCGCTGTTCGAAACAATCGCTGCCAACGATGAAAGCGGTCAGCGTATGGATCTGCGACTGTTTGCCCAGCGATTCGAAGTACGGCTCGTCACGCTGCGGAAACTCATGCAACTGCCCCTTGCGTCCTGTCGGAACAGTCGCTTTCTCGATGAAAAAACCGATGCCCCGGAAAGACGCGGGCAACAGGCTGTCACGCCATGTACTCATGATGCGGCTCCTGTGCCGAGGGTTCGATAGCCCACACTTGGCGACACCGTCAAGCCGGGCTGGTTGGTCTGCATCTGTTCCGTGCGCATGCCCGGCGGTGCGTTTTCAAAGCGAATGTTGAGCTCGCCTTCAAGCCGCGAGCCAGCACCTGCACCCTGCTGCAGCAACAGGCTGCCGGGTGCAGGCAGGTTCGGCGCACCCAGCAGTTGGCTGGTTCCCGGTATGCCCATCGCCTGGTTGATTTGCTGCTGTTTCAGCTGGCTGGCCTGTACGGCACCCTCAGCCAGGAACGCTCCAGTACCGCCACCTGGACCTGCGTTCTCAGCACGCCGTTCGTCAGCGAACTCGTTGAGTTTTTGAGTGGCGCGCTGCAACAGGGATTTATCTTCAGAGCCGCCACCGAACCAGCTCAGGATCGGATCGATAAACGGTTTGATGTCAGTGAACAGTCCCGAAAAGAAGGTTTTGATCGGTTCCCACTGTTCACTGACGATTCCCAGAGGCGACCAGTCGAACAGCGCTTGAAGGTAACCGACCACAGGCGAAGCCAGCGCTTTGATGACGTCCCAAAGCGCGCCGAAAAACGCAGACAGCGGTTGCCAGTTCGCGATGATCAGCCCGATCGGCGTCCAGCCGAACACCTTCTGGAGCGCGCCCCACAACGCCATGACGGGTTCGCGAATGCTGGCCCACACAGCCTGGAAATACGGGGCGACGGTCGACCAGTTGGCAATCAGAAGACCTGCGGCCAGCGCCAGTGCCCGCACAACCATACCGACCGGTGACAGCCCTATGACCGCGCTCAATACTTTGCTGGCATTCGTCGCCGCCAGTACCGCCACTTGCAGCACGCCAAAGGCGATGGCAGCGCCCACCACGCCCTTGATGACGCCAGGATGCTCGGCGGCCAACGCTGCGACCTGAGAAATCATCGGACCGATCACGGCCATCGCTTCGTTCATCGCCGGCAGAAACATACTGCCGATGTTGATGCTCAGGCGATCGACCCGATTGTCCATCTCCTTCAATGCGACCGCGGTGGTCTCGGAGTTGGCCTTGAATTCTTGCTCGATAGTGCCTGCCGATTGCACGCCCTCCCCGACTTTCGCCAGGTTGGTCCGCAATACGTCCAGGTTCTCCAGCAGTGGTGTAACCGCGCCCAGCGACTCCTCGCCAAACAGTTGCGTGATGACCGCAGACTGTTTGCCCGGATCGACCGTCGAAATGGCGGTCAGCACCTTCTCGATGGTGGCGGACGGGTTTTGCTGCATGCCTTGGGTCAGTTGGTCGATGTCCAGCTGCAAGGCCTGAAAAGCCCCTGCTTTGGCTGCGCCGCCCTCGGTGAGCGACTGCATGAAATTTTTCATGCCCTTGGCGGCCACATCGGTCGGCACATCTACGCCGGCCAGCGTGGCCCCCATCGCGGCAATCTCACCCGATGCCCGACCCGCCACAGGCCCGAGCGGGCCCATCGCAGTGACCATCGTTGCAATCTGCTTTTCCAGATTATTGCCGCCGAGCACATTGATCTTCTCGGACAGCGCCGCAACCTGCGGCTGAGTCATCTCGAACGAAGAGCGCCATTTGCCCATCATTTCGCCCGACTGAGCCGCCGTCTGATCGAACGCGATGCCCATTTTCACGGCATCGGAGGCAAACCCGGTCAGCTCTTCACGCGGCACGCTGGCCTTGGCCCCTTCACTGACAATCGCGGCAATGCCGCTGGCGCTCTCCGGAAGCCGCTCACTCAAGTCAAGAATGTCGCGGCTCATCGCCTGGAATTGCTGCGGATTCTCAAACGTCACGGACCGTTTCACACCGGCCATGCTTGTCTCGAAACCCACTGCGGCCTTGACCGCATCGATAAATGGCTGCGCGAGGACGCTTTCCTTGACCATATTCTCGAGCGGGATCGACCCAAGGCCGGAGCCTTCGAGCCCGGCCTGGAATCCTTTGACGTTCTTGCTGACAGCAGCCAGCGTTGGAGACAGTTGATCGACGCCGGTGATCAGCGTCTTGATAGTGTCTGCCATCACTCCCCCTGCAGGATCTGGTTGATGCGTTGCGCCTGCAAGATCGATTCGGTGATGACGTCCAGTTCCCTGGACATCATCAGTTCGGGGTCGGTCTTCCAGAAGTACGCGAGGTCGTAAACGACGGCTATCAGGCCTTCAAGGTCGCTGATGCCGCTGCCATGAAAAAACTCGCGACCTTCCAGCTCAACGTGTTGATGTCACACAGGTCCATCTGGTTGACCGACGATGGCGGGATACCGGCGCAGACCGCGATGTACTTCGCCGCCACGTCAAGATCGAGGGAAACGTCCTCGTTCTTGTCGATGCGGTATGGCAACGCCTTGATGGCGCGTGCTTCCTGCGCGGTGGGACGGCGAAACGTCAGTTGCGAGAGGGTCTCGCCATGAGCTTCGATAGGGCTCGCCAGTTCGATGACTTCACTCATTGCCAGGTCCCCTGATTGCCTTCGAATTTCAGGTCGATGGTGCCATCGTCAGCCTTGCTGCTCGGTTCTTCGACCATATAAGCGCCGGACAGCACGTAGGTTTTGCCGTTGTTGAATTCGCAGGTGATGGTCATATCCATACCGGTGGTCAACAGCTTGAGCGGAAAATCCGGGGTATGTACGGCCTTGAATTTCAACCAGGGGGCTTTGTCCACTTCCTTGAAGTAGCCGGGCACCACGGTATCGCGCTTCACGTTCATCAATGGGGCTTCGCCGCCGCCGTTAATGGTCAATTGGGTGCCATCCACTTTGATGTAGCAGGTACCCGCAATTTTCTGAGCCATGTGTTTTATCTCCAGAATGAAAAAACCCGCACGCGGCGGGTTTGAAAGTGATGTGGTTGGAAAGGCTTACGCCGCGTCGTCGTACTGCAGGCGGAACTGGTTGAGCAGCGCGAACACGCGCAGGCCATTGATGTAATCCGGCGGGAACATCACGTTCACGCGGCTTGGATCGTCGCCGTCACGCTCGACAATCAGGTACTGGGCGAACACTTCAGCGTTCTCCACATGCCCTTCTTCTTCCAGACGGCCGTACTGAGCGATCAGCTCGCCGCGGATGGTGCTCGGCGTGATGATCGGCTGGCCGGCACCGAAACGCGTGCCATCGGCGGCCAGCTTGTGGCGACCGTACTTGCTGGTGATCACACCCTGCAGGCGACGAATGATGAACGCCGACTGGTGCATGGTTTCGCTGTCCAGGTACGAGTTGTCCGCCTGCCCGTAGGCGTTCTTCTGATAGGTGGTGATCGAGCGCTGAATGCGCACGTAACCGCCTTCGTAGTACGAGGTAGCAATGCCGTAACGCAACAGCGACTCTCGCTCGGTCAGAGTGAAACGCTGGCTGGCCGGTGCAGGATCCAGACCGGGCATGCTGCCGCTCTGGGTCGGACGGCTAGCATCGGCGGAAATGAACACCGCGGTGCGTGCAGCCAGTCCGGCCGCGTAAAGCCATACTGGCTGCGGCGCGGCCAGCTCGACACCCTGGAGGGTAATGTGTTGATCATTGCGCAGCTGACCTGCGGCGACCAGCGTACCCACAGTACCGCGCTTGGCGCTGTAGACATGGCCGTACAACTGACGGGCCCAGCTCCAGCGACCGGTGCTGTCGTCCATCGCCGATTTCCACGCATCCAGCGTGGCGGTGTCGGTCCATGGCAGGCACAGGAATTCGAAAGGCTCATCGCCCAGTGCCGCCAGCGCCTGAACCTGATCCGGCGTACCGACGCCGCCGGTCATGGCGGTGACTTCTGCGGTCAGACCCGCCGGAATCGCTTCGCCGTTGGTCTTGCCCAGACGATTGAATTCCAGGCGAATGTCGTTGCCGCTGAGACCGCTCCATTTGCAGGACAGGGTCAGCACACCGGCCTCGACCACCGACCTGACCGGCAGGTCCGGCGTGGCATTGATCTTCACCGACAGCGCGTTGGCAGCCTGAGCCGCCGTTGCGCCACTGACGACTGTGGCCTGCCCCCGCACGCCGCCGACGTACAGGTTGAGCAGACCGGATTCGGTCGCCGCACCCGCCACGGTGATGGTCGCGCCAGCCTTGGCACCTTCGGTGCTGAGCAATGGCAGGCACCAGACTTCGCCGGTCGGATCAGCCTTGCGCCAGGTTTCGTACATGGCGGCGAGCATAGAGCCCTGACCACCGAGGTTTTTGGCCAGTGCCACGCTCGGCACCAGCACCAGCGTGCCGATCTCCGGGCCGGTGACATCGTCATTGACCTGAGCGACGATCAGGCGACGCATGCCGGCCGACGCACTGTTGGCGGCCGAGTTGTCCATCTCCGCATAGAACAGCGGCACGCGGACATCGGATGGAATGTTGTTAAAGCTGATAGCCATTGTTTGGCTTCCTCTTGATTAAGCCATTACGGCGGATTGAGTGGGGGATTGCTCGGTTTGCAGGGTGATATCGCCGTCGTTGTGACGGCGTTGCCACCAGGCGTTGAACGTCACTTCCCGACCTTCGGCAGGCAACAGGTCGCCTGCTTGCGGATCGGGTACGGCACGGCCTTCGGCCGGTTTGACGGTGATGCGTTGGGTCATGGTTTTACGTCTCCTGAGAACTTCACTTCAATGCGTCCATCCGGACCTGGGTGTTTGAGGTTGGGATCTGCCGGATCGATGCTGTCCATCTCGAACGTGGCGCCGGTAAAGCCCGGCAACCCGTCCAGGTAAGCTTCGTGCCAGGTTTCGGCAGGTTGCGTTTCAAGGTTGCGGCCCAACTGGAATTGCGCGGCAAAACCGAAGCGATAGGTCACGCGGTCGCCGCTGATCTGCGCCAGCGCGCCGCCCTGATACTGCATCGGGTCGTAATCGCGCTCCGGGCTCCAGCCCACCAGTGCACGCCACAACTCGGCGCGAATGGCGTGCAACCGCTCACTGGCCTGCTGCCCGCGCTTGTCGCCGCCATCGAGCACCACCACGACGTCCAGCCGGTCGGTGATGTTCTGGCGAATGACGTTCTGCAGTTCGTTGGCCGTGGCCTGATCGCCCATGGCAATCACATAGGCCGAGGGGTGTTCGAGCTGATCGCCGAGGGCGACGGCAGCCCAGTCGATACCGGCACTGATTCGCCCGGCAAAGGTCGGGCAGGTCGCCTGCAAATGGGCAACGATCGGGGTTATCTTCATGAGTCAATCCGCATGTTCAAGGTGTCGATCCCACACGCCAGCGAAGGCTGTCGGCGTGCAGGCTGTGTGCAATGACGCGCCTGTTGGCGTCGGTCGGCTACTGGGTCGCCTTGTCCAGCACCTTGTCGGCCTTGTCGGCGGCGCGACTGGCGGTGTGCGCCGCCTGATTGGCGACAGTGGCGGCGCTTTCAACCCGGCCGACGGCTTCAGTGGTGCTCTCGGCCAGCCGATCCAGTCGGAGATCTCGTCGGCCCAGCGCGGCGTCATACGCTTTGCGGACTTCGGCCAGTTGCTGAGTGTGCTCGGCACTCGCCGACCACTGCCCGGCCTGAAACCCCAACATCAGGCATCCGACGATGAGCAATACGGCGATCACCCAGACTTCGATCTGCCGCCAGGCGCGCCGGGCGATGAAATCAATTACGCATCTGTGCATCGTTGGCACCTCCAAGCTGAGAACGAAGCCGGGCAATCTCGGCGCTCTGCGTAGTCACCTTGTCGGTGAGCTGCACGATGTGACTGGTCAGGGCCTCGATCTTGCCCTCCATGCGGCCAACGGCCGCCGCCAGCTCATTGCGCTCTCTGGCAAACTGATCGGCCCGCGCTTCAGCGTCCTTGCGGGCCTCCCGTTCGGAGTCGAGCAATTCGTTGAGCCGCCGCACGGTGCCAATGTCGGCGTTGTCCATCGCCCGGTCGGCGGCGTCTCTGGACAGAAACTTGCGCAGCCATAAAAAGCCGCCAAGCAGGATGGTGCCAGTGCCGCCCAGCCAGGTAGCTGTGCCTGGGCCTAGGTCGGTGGGGTCCATCTTTACTCCGCACATAAAAAAGGCCGCACAGAGGCGGCCGGGAAAACCAGAAAGAAACGCATCAATACACAGCGCTTACAGCCAAGCAATCATTGACCTTCAAGAAAATGAAATTTTTCATGAGGCATTTAATAGCGCTTACGATACGTAATGAGCAACGCAGTCCCTTTCTATACTCACGATGACCGCGTAATGAGTTCCCCCCTTATCTTTGGGAAGAGGGGGGAAGAGCGCTAGAACTTATAAACTACACGATCATACGTCTTGAACTCTCCGTGCTGTGGATAGAAAACGTTTGGCGGTTTACCCGGCGTCCAGCCAGACCGTGCCCACAGTGGAGTTCCAAGACAGATTACGAAAGCACCGTTGCTTTGAATCTGCCCATACGCGCCCGGGAAACCAGCAGTATTCGTTTGCCAAACGGCGGCACCGTTGGTCGCGTAGATAACAAAGTTACCATCAGATTGCATCGTGGCCTGGACACCGCCTAGCCCAGATACGCCTGCATTCCAAACCACGGAACCGTCTTGGGCAAATACTGCGAGATTTCCGTCATTCAAAAATACAAGAGAGTACGCACCCACTGTATAACGCCTATCCACCTCAAGGCTCACGCCAGGTGGGAAAATAAAAACCTCATCAGAGTTAGGTAATAGCGTCGTGTTAAGCGTGGTAAAAAGAGCATTTATATCAAGCGTCACAATATTTCCGTCATCCTGAACGCTTAGATGAGATCGGTACCACAAGCCTTCCTCACTTCTACCCGTTGAAGCGGTCCAAAATCTGCTACGCTCAGCGTCTTCCAGAAATATTGAATTGCTCACATAGAAACGCGTTTCGACAAATCCTCTATTAAACAAATCACTGCTGTACGGCTGACTGGAATCCGCCACCCAAATAGCAGCCTCCCCATCAAAAAGCACCAAATTGGAGTCGGATTGGAGAGCGAGTTTATAACGACCATCAGGTGATACTAAATATTGACCGATTACCATGTATTGATTAGGAGGAAGTACGTTTGTGCCCGAGCGTTTAAAAGGCGTGTAGGTTATTTGAGAAGCCATAATTAAGTCCTTATTTAGTCAACTTTTTAAGTGCGGAAAACTCCGCTTTGATGTCGCTCCAAGGCGATGACTCAAGGCTCTCGGCCTTCATATGATTCAATGTTCCGCATCGAGAACATTTAATCTGGAGTTCAGTGCACTCACCCACTCGGGCGAGCAATCTTTTGCATTGTCCGCATCTGCATTCTTTCAGCATTAGGAATGCCTTTTCGTGTTGTCGTCCAATAAAAAACCCGCCGAGGCGGGTTCAAGTAAGCGATCCGTGACTGGGCCAGCAATTACGAGGCATCTTTGTGAGGCAGCTCCGAGGCGCAAATCGCATATCGTGGGACCTTTTTACCCCCCTCCGGAAAGGCTGGAAAGGGGCAATTTTGGGGTGGGTCGAGTTTGACCGGAGTTCAACACGAGTTCGACCACAGCTGTGCAGCCAGCCCGGATGAGCGGTGCAGAACACCGCATGATCCAGCGCGCATTCAAGCCCTGCGCGCCGCCGCTTTATGATGGCTTCTCGAAGCACTGCGCGCCGCAAGGGCGGCTAGAACCCGCTGGTGAAGCTTGTCGACCCAATTGCGATAGGTTCGATCAGCGCCTTCATTGATGCCCAGCAAGCGCATTTGCTCGCGGACCGGTACTGACTCCACATAACGAAGGCTGGCCAACTGTGCCAGTTCCGGCCCTCGCCCTTTGACCGGGCCGCGCGCCATCTCGGCTACCGCGGCTTCGACTTCGCTGCTTATATAGTCCATGCCGCTGCCATTGCCCACCAGCGACCGCGAACCCGGCGTGCTGCGCGGGATGTAGGCACCCCATTGCATGATCCCGGCCATCGGGCTGCTCAAACCGCCACCCAGCCCGATACGCATCCGCTGCTCACCCCAATGCACCATCACCGCTTCTACTTCTTCAATCATTGTGCTTCTCCTGTCTGGCGTGTTTCAGGCGCACGGTTTTGCGCCTCTGGAAATGCCAGACAATACAATCTGTATTTTTTATGCACAACAAGACATTACAATGTGTATATTGAAGATCACCCTACAGCCTGTATGATTCGACGCATGAATAAATGGTATGAAGTCGCAAGACAGGTCATGGACACCCAGCAGATCAGCCAGGAAGAAATGGCTGAACGCATGGGGGTAACCCCGGGCGCGGTGGGCCATTGGCTGAACGGCAAGCGCGAGCCGAAGATCGAAGTCATCAACCGATTGCTGGCCGAGCTGGGCCTGCCGATCCTCACCACTTCGATTCCGGGGAACGAGCCTGGACAGCAGAACGTGGCGCCCACGGTGCAGCCTTCGCGCTTCTATCGGTATCCGGTGATCAGCTGGGTAGAGGCAGGTGGCTGGAACGAGGCGGTCGAGCCTTATCCGGTCGGCTACTCGGACACCTTCGAGCTGAGCGATTATAAAGCCAAGGGCCGCGCTTTCTGGCTGGTGGTGCGTGGCGACTCGATGACGGCGCCCGCAGGCCAGAGCATTCCGGAAGGCATGTTGGTTCTGGTGGACACGGGTATCGAGCCAACCCCCGGCAAGCTGGTTATCGCCAAGCTTCCCGAAAGCAACGAGGCGACGTTCAAGAAGCTGGTCGAGGATGCCGGGCGTTATTTCCTCAAACCGCTTAACCCGGCCTACCCCACCATCGCGGTCAGTGAAGAGTGCAAACTGATCGGTGTCATCAGACAGATGACGATGCGCCTCTGAGTCCTCTCGATATGCCCGAAGCCCCGCCAAGCGGGGCTTTTTAATGGGCGACGTTCAAGCGACGCGCTGACAGATAGGAAAGGTTTGCCGCTTGCGTGGGAAATATTACTCAACTACTGTATGCACATACAGTAAAAAGGAGTTCACGCATGCAAAACCTGACACCCGATGTATCGCAACATGATGCCTATCTGGCGCTCGCCCAGCGTATCCAAGACCTGATCACCAGTCCCAAGGCGCAGATCGATCATCAGGTGCTGCTGATACGTGAACGGGGCGAGTCGCTCCTTCATTGGGAGCAGATCGTGGAAGAGATCAGCGAGGCTGAAGGCATTACTGTGACCCGCAACCTTGAGACCGGCTCGGTGAACGTGTCCTGGTACGTCGACTCTGCAGACACCTGCTAATACAAAACGTATTTAATACTACAAACTGTATTGCAGTGTTTTACTACATATCGTATTGTTTGTTTGCACCTCGTTATGGAGTACGAACATGCAAACCACACGACAACTGACACGCTGCCCGGTTTATCTGCACCCGGCAGCCTGCGACAGACATCTCATACAGATGATCCAGCGCCAGACCGGGCAATTCCTGGTTGTGGCCAACAACCGGCCCAAGGCCTCGCCCGTCATCGATTCGCACTCTGCCCCCTTGGGCGGAGATGCGGCGTGACGTTGCACTTTTTACCTGTACACAGAAAAGGGAGTCACGGAATGAACGACATACTCGACCAACTTCGCAAGGAATTCGCAACGCCGTGCCCATCGCTGAGTGCGGTGAGAGAGCGCTATTTCTCGCACTTGTCCAACGACCGCAACCTGTTGCGCAAGATCAACGCCGGGCGTATCGCGTTGAAAGTCAGCCGTACCGGTGGCACCCGTCAGGGTCATCCGTTCGTCTACCTGCATGACCTGGCCAACTACCTTAACGACATCGTCACAGACAAGGCCGCATGA